TGACAGAAAGCACGGCCTTATCTTTGGCTGGGCTATCGTCAGCAAGGTCGGCGGTGAGGAATACTATGACCTCCAGGGCGACCACATCCCCGAAGACGCAATGTTCGATGCCGCTGTGGAATTTATGCAGAAGCGGCGTACCATGAAGCTGATGCACAAAGGTGAGAAAAAAGGGGAAATCGTTTTTGCTTGGCCGTTGACAGACGAGACTGCGAAGGCTATGGGGTTGACCTCTGACGTGACTGGCCTGATGATTGCGGCCAAGCCATCGAGCAAGAAAGTCCTCGATGATGCCGAGGCTGGGAAGCTCACCGGGTTTAGCATTGGTGGTCAGCGCGTCGAAGATGAAGAGGTCGAACCCGTTTAGCGTGAGGCCCCATGCCCGCAGTTGCCAAGCCTACCCGCCGAATTATGCGGAGGTTCCGGATCAACGAAATCTCGGCTGTTGACGTTCCTGCACAGGAGGGCGCTCTCATGACGCTGCTAAAAAAGCAGCCTACTAGGAAGATCGGCAAGCACACGCTGACCGCCGAGGACTTCGCCCATACCCCCAACCTGAAGCGACCAACGCTGTGGAAGCTGCGCCTTGCCGACGAGCCGGGCAAGCCGACCAAGCCTCTGGTCGACAAGGCCATCGCCGGCCTTGGGAAGGCCGAGATCGACACCAAGCAACTGCCGGCCGTGATCGGCAAGCTGCGCATCGCATGGTGCAAGGCTTACGAGACCGACGAAGATGATGAGGAGATGCCGGAGAAGCTGAAGACCGACAAGCTCGGTGAGGACAATGACGACGAGAGCATCGCCGGTCAGGTCATGGCCCTCGCCGACAAGGGCGTGTTTCCCAATGACATGCTCAAACGGTACATCGATCCCAGTGAAGGGCCTAAGACCTTTACTGAGGTCGTCGAGATTTGTGAGGCTGAGGAGGAGTATTACGAGACGATGCGGGTCGCCGGCCACGTTGTCTCGGCCCTCGATACCTCACTACGAAGCATCGTCGCTGCGAAGGAGATGGACAATGGCGAGAAGCAGAACGCCATGCGTAGCAGCGTCGAAGAGTTTCTGGCACGCATCCGTGAGGAGATGCCAGAAGTCGAGGAGGTCCTGGACAAGGCCCTCAAGGATGCACAACAGGGAGACCACATCATGGTCAAGAAGTTGAAGAAGGAAGACGAGCCGATCACTGGCGAGGAGGACGAGGACGAGGACATGGACGCGAAGCTCAAGGAGCTCACCGCCAAGGTCGAGGAGCTCACCGCTTCGGGCACCAGGAAGGACTCCGAGATCGCCAACCTCCAGGGCCAGTTGGCCGTGACCAATCAGGTCGCCGGCCTGGGTGCAGAGTCCCAGAAGCACTACAAGGGCCTTAAGGACGAGGCCGCCCAAAAGGCCTTCCTGGCACTCGACGCTCGCGGTCAGGCAGACGAGATCCGCAAGGCTGCCGAGGACGACGAGACCATCACCTACGAGGGTGTCACCTACTCGAAAAAGGCCGACGGCGCCCTGTTCGCGTTCGCGAAGGCTTCGGCTCGGAAGCAGGCCAATCTCGAGAAGGCCCTCGAGATCGAGCGTGGCGCCCGTCAGTCGGCCGAGTTCGCCAAGCGGGCCGGCGAGGAGCTTGCCCACCTGCCTGGCACCGACGATGAGAAGGTGGCCGTGCTGAAGGCGATGGACAGCATGGACGAGGCTGGCAAGAAGGCCATCACCGCCATGCTCAAGTCGGCCAACGGCATGGGCAAGCTCGCCTTCGAGCGTCTCGGCAGTGCCGGCGTCATGAAGGTGGCCGGCAATGGTGAGCCCACCGTCGAGGACGAGGACTTCGACACGAAGGCCGCCATCGCCTTCGAGAAGCGCGTCAACGAGGTCAAGAAGCGCGACAGGTGCTCCGCTCGGCAGGCCATGGAGACTGCGGCCATGGAGTACCCGAAGGAGTACGAGGAGTGGCAGACCGGTGAGGAGGCCGCTGCCTGATCTACCTAGGCGGCTATCCGGCCGCCTAGCCTGAACAGCCTGGAATAATTTCACCGGTGAAATTGTTCCACAACCCAAACCAGGAGTAACTTGCAATGGCAAGGTTCAAGGTCGATGAAGCGTTCCTGTGGGCCGAGGAGGCGGGCGAGGACCTCACGTCGTCGCTCAACCTCTTCATGAAGATGGCCACGGGGGCGAGCAACGAACCCGTGATCAAGAAGACGGTGGCCGGTGAGAAGGTGTTCGGCACGCTCTTCGAGGTCCCGCTTTCGGCTTCGGCTCCCTACGGGCCGGCTACCGTCCAGTTCGGCGGTGTCGCCAAAGTCAAGTCGGGTGCGGCCGTGACGTGTGGCAGCCGTGTCCAGTCGGACGCCAGCGCGAAGGCCGTCAATCTCACCACGGGTCTCTCGGCTGGCATCGCGCTGGTCGGGTGCTCGGCAGCCGATGTCCTCATCTCGGTGGCGCTGATCCCCTAATACTGCAGGGGGTTAGGTTTCATCGGGGCAGTCAACCTAGGCAAAGAAGTCAGGAGTACTCAAAATGCCGAGGCATGCATTCAAGCCAGTAAGGCTGGTCAAGTCTGGGGGTGGCGGCAGCATTTACCGCCCGGCTGCCCCCGCCTACCTCCGACTGATCAGTTCTAATCCCCGCGCGGTGATTGGCAACAACATCGGGAAGTTCCAGAAGAACAGCCCGACGGCCACGAACATCGAGGGTGCGCTCCACGTCGACCGCTACCTCACGAACTACTCGGTGATGTTCGTCCAGGACGAGGCCAACTTCATCGCCCAGAGGGCGGCGTCGGTAATCCCCGTTCTGAAGCAGACCGACCTGTTCGTCCAGTACGACCGTGGCTACTTCTGGCGTGACGAGGCTGCTCCTCGCCCGCTCGGCGGTCGCCCGGCACAGGTCGGCTACAAGATCTCGAGCGGCACTTACGCGTGCACCGAGTTCGCCCTAGAGCATGTGATCGACGACCGGCAGCGCGCCAACGCTGACGTGCCTATCCGCCTCGACCAGAACGCAACGACCCTGCTCACGCAGAAGCACCTGATCAAGCAGGATCGGGTGTGGTCGCAGAAGTTCTTCATCCCGGGTGTGTGGGCGACCCAGGCCGAGGGCACGTCTTCTTCACCGGGCACCGACCAGTTCTTGCAGTTCGACGATGCCTCGTCCTCGCCTATCGAGACCATCGACTTCTACAAGGACGTCATCGCCAGGAAGACCGGCTTCATGCCGAACACCCTGGTGCTGGGAGCCGGCGTCAAGCGGGTGCTGCGTTCGCACGCGGACATCGCCGACCGCATCAAGTACACCCAGACGGGTATCGCGGACGACGACATCCTGGCAACGCTGTTCGAGGTCGACAACGTGGTCGTGGCTCGTTCGGTCTACAATGCGGCCGACGAGGGCGCCACCGACGACTTCCAGTACATCGCGGACGAGCGCAACATGCTCCTCGCCTACATCGAGCCGAACCCCGGCGTCGACAGCCCGACCGCGATTGCCAACTTCGCTTGGACCGGCCTCATCCCCGGCGAGACCAACGCGATGGGTGGCGTCATGGAACGTGGCCGCGATGACCGCGCCCACAGCGACTTCTTCCAGAACCGCATGGCCTGGGACCTGAAGATCGTCAGCTCCGAGCTTGCCGTGTTCTTCAAGGACGTCGTCGGCACGACAGCGTGATCGATATGAGCGAGCACAAGCAATAGCAACAACGCTCGCAGCCTTTTCTTTTCCCAACGTGAAAGCTCAAAGCAATGGCAAGAATCGAGCGCGACTTTACCCCTCTACAGCACGCCCGCCTCTATGGTGGGCGCCACATGCGCCCCGAGTTCGACCGCGACCGGGAGCTTATCGTCGTCAAGCCGTTCAATATCCAGGGTCGGCGCTGGAACTGCGAGGAGGTATTCGACCCCAAGCAGGTCACAGTCCGCCGGCTTCGGCAGTTGTACGACAGCCGCTATCTCAAGCACATGCCTGAGATCAAGTCGGCAGCGCAGCCCACCGAGGCCCCGCCCCCGATACCGAAATTCGAAGAGCTCACCAGCGCCGGTATCAAGCAGTGGCTCAAGAACCACGGCGTTCGCCCCCATCCCCGCACCAGCCACGCCAAGCTGGTGGAGCTTGCCCTAGCCAAGTGGAAGGAAGTCAACGATGGCAAGCCTGCTACCGACGGAGATAGCGAAGCTGATAGCGCAGGGGTTCTCAGATCAGCTGATGACGGGAACCCTTCGACGGGACAACCCAACGGCGGTGGATAGTAAGGGCGACCCCGTACCAGGGGACTACACCGAGTATGCTGTCCAGGGCATTCGCGAGAACATCGACAAGTTCTTCGCCACCGCCAACGGTGTGCCACACACTGACGTGAAGTTCTTGCTGATCATGAACCTAATCAAACCGGCTACCACGCCCCAGCAGGAAGACTGGATCTTCATGTATGGTGAGTGGCACAAGATCAGGAGGATCACCGGCATCGATCCTGCCCGTGCCTCGGTTACCATGTCAGCCTTCAGGACCCCGGCCCCGCCCACATGAGCGCGCCCAACCTCAGCGAGCCTATCCGTACCGCTATCCTTGGGGAGAGCGGTATTACTGCGCTGCTAGGGACGTACCTGGGCGAGCCTGCAGTGCTGACGCGCCGGCCATCACCCGACGAGAATATCTCCTACCCATTCATCGTCGTTTCCACCGATATCACGGTGATGGACCAGGATGGGCTCATGGACTTTCGACCGGTTGTCACGCGCGACGTGACGGTCTTCACCCGCAATGATACCGCAGAACACTACCGGGTTGCCAACACGATAGCCTTCCAACTATACGAACTGTTCCACAGGCAGTGGCGAGCTCTCGAGGTCGATGACTGGCATGTGATCGACATCCAAGCGAACGGGCCGATTGTCACGGCTGAGGAGCCGGGGAGCCAAATCGTCGGACGGCTGGTCACCTTGGAAATTAAGCTGGCACAGTCCAGGATGGAGCAAGAGATTGCGCTGCCATCACATCTACAACTTACCGATGGTAGTCAACTACTGTTGACGGATAGCGGTGTGCTAATCCTGGCGGGGGAGAGTTGAGCCATGTCGAGCACGCTTCACGCACTCACCGAGAAGACCGTACTCGTCGACACTGACGAGTTCTACCTCGTCCAGAACCCTTATACCTCTGGGCATGATCGGCGTGCAACTCTTGCCAGCATCAAGGCACATATCGCACAAAATACGCTCGCTGCTGGAGCGTTGACTGCTTCGGCACCGATGACGTTGACACAGACTTGGAACAATAGTGGCGTGGCATTTATTGGGCAATCGATTGATATAACCAATACTGATAGTGATGCAGCATCACTACCGTTCCGTGTTCGTGTTGGTGGCACGGTCATAGCTAGCGTCAGGAAGGATGGTCTGCTCGCTGCCATAGGTGGCACACGGATTGGTAGCGTCACATTTGATGACCAAGCAGTGGTTATTGATGCCACGGGTACGACCTTCATCCCGCTGCTATTGACCCAAAATGCCAAGATTAGGCTTAGCAACGTTGATGGGTTTACTCTATCTAGTGACCGAGCTATACAATGGGATGATATTACCAATGTCTT